TGACTGGCCCAGAATTCGACGCACCGCTGATTTGCACCGCCAGCGCCGTCGCGATAGTTGTCAGCGTGTCGGTTTGCTGCACCGCATAGGTGTGATGCTGCTTATCGCAGAACAGGTTGATGTTTGTGGGCGTCGTAACCGTGCCTGAGAGCGTGATTTGCTGCCCTGACACGGTGGCAACGATGCCTGAAACGCCCGTTGACAGCGTCCGCCACGGCCTGCCGAGTGGCTCTGTAAGCTTCTTCTCGGTGGGTAGCGGGTAAACGCTGATGTGGCATGCACCTGCATTCAGGTCCTGCTCCAGCCTCGCCGGTTGCGGCCATCCGGCATAGACATACGTCGTGACGCCGGATACTGAAGGGTTCGAGGTGCCATTGGGGTAAATCACGCCAGCAATAAGGGAGACTAGCGTGTTCTGAATGCCGTAAACGTCAGCCATATCACGGTCTCACCTGTTGTGCAGTTAATCGCCAGCCTAAGTCTGTCAGCTCAGCAGATGTCAGCTTGTAGCGTCCACCAAGATCGTCTGTGATGATGTCAGCCGTGCGGAGCGTTACGCCGTTCACATAGGGCAGCAGGACGTTAAACCACGGGTTTTTCGCATCAGCGGGCAAGCCGACATCATTTTTCTCGCCTTTGCTGCCCTGCAGCATTGAGCACGGCCAGTTAGTCATCAGCGCAACTTCACTCGCCGCGGTGTCGCCGCCGTAAGGTAACGCTCCGGGTCCAGTACCCATAGACGGGCGGAGAATTGTCACCGTTCTGTTGCAGCTCACCATCAGAATGGGAAGCAGTTGCTGCATGGAGGCAACAAACAGCGTGCCTTCAATGCCCACGACGTAATCACCAACCTGACCCTGTGTGCCGTCAAAGATGCCGTACCAGGTCGCTTTGCCGTATACATTGGGCTTGCCGTACTTCATGTCACAGGCATTGAGCGTCATCTTGAGCGCCGGCAACGCGTTAGCAGCATCCAGCGGGTTATTAGCAGTTGTCGGGCGAAAGTGCTGATAATCAGTACCGACTACCCTCGCCGCCTTCGCATAGCCCTTATACATCTTGAGCTGGATTTTCTCGCCATCCATGCATCACCCCCTGACGACGCGAGTGCCACCGTTACCCAGCCACGGACCGGGAGGGATGCCGATGAATGCGCACATCTGCCGACGCCACTTGTTGAACAGGTTCATGCGATCTGACACTTCGTTTTTGTTGTGAGTCCAGATTGCGGCCACATCGGTGTCGAGGTTGTCACTGGCATCGGTAATGGCTGTTTCCAGCAGCGCCAGCTTCGTCAGATACACATCAATCAGCACGCTTTCTTCTGATGCGCTCATGGTGGTCAGGCGACGAAAGAGGGTCTCCCATACGCCGGGAGAAACCCATCCGTAAGCAAAGTCGCGGCTGTTGTCTACAGGCGTGTCACCGACCATCGGATAACCGGCATAACGTCGCACGTCTGTTTTCTGCTGGTCAGTAAGCATCGTTCACCGCCTGTTAGCTTCTGTCTTCTACCCAGCCGCCGGAGTAGTAATTCTGCACTTCGTCAGGGTGAACCTGTGCGGTGTGCGGCGCGGGCCATTTATCTTCGTCACGAACCATCATGACGAAAGCGATCTGATTGGCACCTTCCTGCTCAAGCTCTTCGTCAAGCTCCTGCTCTTGCTCAGGTGTCAGCTCTTCCTGCTGCAGTTCCGCCAGCTTTGCTGCCTCGCGCGCGGCGCGTTGTTCTCTGGTTAATCCAGCCATCTTTGTCTCCGGTAAGAAAAAAGGGCCTGAGCCCTTATTTTTTATTCAAAACTTTTTCAACCGTCCACCCTCGCTCAAAAAGCTGCTTCCTGATGAGCGTGACTGGCTTTCCGGTTATATTCGCTATTTCCGACGCTGTTACCTGCCTACCATCGAGATCAACTGTGCGCGGTGGTTTAGGGTTAGTCTCTCGCTTCGGCTTTTTCACATGCCCTTCCCAGCGTTTTTGCTGAGCAAGAAGTATGTTTTCATGCCTGTCCGCAACAGGAGTTGTTACAGCACGCTCTTCGCTCCATCCAAAATCATCGATTCTTTCAGTTACGAGATGTGGCGAACCTCCAAGCAATGCAGACCATTCAGACGCAGTTCTGGTAACGCCATTATGGGTTATCAGTCTCGTGCTGCGCCTGTTGCTAGAGTTTACCTGCCGGGTTGACCACCTGACATTTCCGGGGCAGTAATCTCCATCATTGTCGATACGATCAATCTCCATGCCGGACTCAAAACCTTCTGGCAGGTCGGCGATGAAATTAGCAATGTCATGCCACCTATCACAGACCTTGATTCCTCGACCGCCATAGTCAGGATAGGACGATGAATTAGGATTTTCGCACCGGTCAATCATGCTCCTCCATCTATAGTAATGGGGAGATGATGAGAGACCATGCTTAGTTTTGATCTCAGAATGTAGGCAGCCGCAAGAAAGAACGGACCCGGACTTCAATCCATCTAAACGAATCGCCTTTTCTGTTCCGCAATCGCATTTACAGACGGCATAATAACGGTATTTATCTTTCTGCCCTAAGGCGATAACCGCCAGTCGGCCAAATCGCTCGCCAATGCGACATGACTTTATCTTGGTGTCTGATAACCCATACTTTTTGAGCATAGAGCCTCCTGAATAGAGGCTCTATTTTACCCAATAAAGCTGACTATGGGTATTTATTATTTACTCACCCCAAAAGTACACAGCTGTGGGCTGGCTTGATGTTCTGAACACCCCATGCGGCCGCGATTTCGTAGCGAACGCGACGGTACTGTTTGTACATGGAGACTTCGAACGCCATGCCGGTGCGTGGGTCCTGAATCATCATGCGGTCATCGGCCATATCGCCTTCTTCCGGCAGCGCAGGAGCACGGGTTGCCAGCACGATAGCTGAGCGGCTAAATGCGAAGTTAGCGGTGTAAGCTGCCGCCAGCGTCACAGTTGAGCCAGTTGCTACTGCTTCACGCAGGCCAGGCGCGCCAATGGTGAATGAGCCACCCGACAGCGCGGAGGTCACCACGTATTTGTAGTTGCCGATCGTGACGATATCGCCGGCGATGATGGTGCCGGTACCGGTCTGCGCCGGGATTACGGTTGCACCAATCGCCAGAGCGCCGTTGGTGACGTAGCTTGCACCGGTACCAGCAGTGTGGCGGGCAACGCCTGCAGACTCACGCAGAACGAAGCCATGCAGCTCCAGCAGGGTACCCTGAGCACGCAGCGCGGTGGTGCCGGCTTCGTTTGCTTTGGTCAGCTGGGCCAGCGTACGGATGTTGGCACCTGCGGTGGTATCAATAACGCACTGCAGATCGCTCAGCGGCGCACCGTTATCTGACAGGATTTTACGCACCTGCGCGGTATCGCCCAGCGTTGAAGCAAACGGCGTGGTGCCTGCGGTACCGGTAGCACGGGATGACAGATAAGCCAGCTTACCCAGGTCAACCTCGATTTCGTTCACCAGGGTACGCATAGCCTGGGTGATCTGGTCGCGGCGGATGTTGGCATAGCCAGGGCCGGTATTGACACCTTTCTGTTCTTCACCGGTCCAGCGGAAAGGAACCATGCGGGACTTGGTGATGGTGAAGGGGGTGTTACCAACAGTCTGGTCGCCATCATCTGGTGGCAGCTGACCAGGGCTCACGTCTTCAGCAGGCGCAGCAGGAGTAATCGGAATGCGGATCGCCTGGTTCAGGGCTGCACGCTCGGCGGTCGCATCCAGAGTGACGGACGGGATGAAGCCGGCCAGTTCGCGAGACACGATGTCCAGCGATTCGTACAGGTCGGGGACAAGGCTGGTCAGGGTGTTAGCCATTTATGAATTTCCTTCTTAATCGGTAATTGTGCCGCCCGATTTGATGTGCTCCATCTGCTTGGCAGGCGGAAGCTGATCAAACTGGGAGCGGGCGAGAGATGTTTTGGAATTGCCACTACCCTGACCGCCCTGAGAGCCTGAGCCGGAGGCTGAGGAACCTTTCAGGATGTGGTCTTTGTGCGGGTAGTTATCGATGAGGATTTCCAGCGCTTCGTCGAACTTGGCGACTTCACCGGGGTTGCTGCGGCTGAACAGCTTGTTGCCCTGTTTGTCGTAGGCTACAACCTGATCGCCTTCCAGCTTGAACGCATCACCAAACCGCGCCTGAACAAAATCAGCGGGGATTGCCATTTTCTCGGCGATGAACTGTGACCGCAGGAAACTGCCGCCCACTTTCTCATTCACCAGAGCAGCCTGAAGGTCATCACGCTCTTTCAGAACCGGAGCATATTTCTCTTCAATGGCCTTGATAGCCTCCGCGCGAACCTTATCCACTTCACCGGCATCCACCAGTTTTTTGGCGTCGAGGTTTTTGATGGTTTCAATCGCCTGCAAAGCGGCTTTCGGATCAGCGATGCCCTCAAAAGATTTCAGAGAGGATTCTGCTGCTTCAGCGCGTTCACGGTGCGATTTGGCCTCGCCATTCAGTCGGGAAATCGTTGCGACAGTGCCGGCGACATCGAAGGCAATCTCTTTGCCGTCGTCGTTGATGTACACAGGCTTACCATCAGTGACTACTACGTGGCCGTTCTCATCGAGTTTAAGTTTCATTTCTGGTCATCCAACCTTGCTGTGAGCCATCCGGCCCGTTGCGCTGGTCTGCATCCGCAGATTTCAGCCATAAAAAAAGCCCGGCGGTTAAGCCAGGCTCGGGTGTTTGCTTCAGTTAAGCGGTGAGGTTCGTATTGATATCCGTTGGCACCGGGGGCTGAGCGGCTATGCGCTTCACCTCATCAGGCCAGGTCAGGTTATCCTTCAGAATCCCCCGCCGCTGCAGTTCATTGAACAGTGTTTCGCGGGAAATCACGTTGGCAATGCTCGCATCAAGCAGAAGCTGCGCCGTCGCTTCAGCAAGCGATGCTGCACCGAAGTCGTTGTAGATGGTCAGCGAGCCGCCAGCCTTCTCAGAGAGCCATTCAGCAGTAATCTGAAGCATCTGGTCGGCTGCATCTTCAAAGTCCTGCACAATGCGTTGTAGCGCGCATGTACCGGCCTCATCTTCTGCCATTGTCTGCGCGATGGTGATTTTACCGGGCTTGATAACCAGAAGCTCAGCGCCTATCTGACGCATCATGTCTTCCAGTCGCTCAAGGTCTTTGTTGCCGGACTCTATCGCCTTGCCTGAGTGCTCTACGTAACGCAGGTCTGCAGTATCTTTCTCTGCAATAACTGCACTTGAAGCGCCAATCGTGATTTCTTCGTCCTTATCGAAGCCCTTGCCGAAAAGAACCGGCACGCGGGCGACGTGGAGAATGGTCTGCTGGTCGCTTTTCGACTGCCAGTGTTCAACGTTCAGGTAAGCAAGCTCGGCAAGCGGTGGTTTCGAGCACATGAAGCCGAGCTTCTTGCCATAGACCGGCACCGCGGGCACATATTTCAGGCTTGTTTCGCCTTCATCGTGCAGCAGCCACTTAATTTCGCCCGTGGTTTCATTCTTCTGCTCGCGGTAGATACGCCAGCGGCCACTATCCAGCACCCTGACCTGCTCGACCTGCACCTCGGAGAACTCATCGGCAGGGTCTGGCTCCGTCACGCACTCGACGAAGCGGAGATGAGTAAGCAGTTCACGGCCATTAAGGCGCTCGGAGCGCCAGTCCAGCAGGCTGTTGGCGCAGATTTTCACCCAGTACGGTCGAACGCCACTGGCTTTTTGCTCAGCGCGTGTCATCTGCCCGGATGTTGGAGGGTAATCAACTAGCCCGATACAGATACCAAAGCCCATCGCTTCCTCAAGCACACTGGCGAGGAAGGAGTGAAGATTGGTGCCCTGCATATCGATATCGTCGAATAACGCCACAATGCTCTCTGGCACATCATCATTCCACGTTACCGGGCGCGAGAATGGCTTGCTACTCAACACCTCAACGGTGCGGGCGAATGCCGGCAGAAGCGTTGCCACCTCAAGCCGGCGCTTGTAGAAATCATTGTCTTCGTTGGGCCATTGCGGGAGGTAGGTTTTGCCCTCTTCCCTCATCTCTTCGGTGCCGCCCAGCAGCGCGGTAATCATAGGCCAGCATTCTGCAATAGCCTCGACTTTTGCTGATCGCACTCTTACAGAATCTGTCATAGTCAATTCCAGTTATGCAGAAAACTTCCTCACCTTCGCCCCGCTCCGTTTAATGAGCGGCGACAGTGCGTATCGAGTCCCGTCTATGAAGTGGTTATGCGCATCGACAATATCCGTCAGGACATCGCCAGTCAGACGGTCAACCTTGTAGCTGTAAAGCCGTGCCTCTTTGAGGAATTCTTTGCAGCGGGGATGGATGATTATTTCTTTGTAGCTGCGCAGGTGGGCTATGCCGTCCTCTACGCTGCCTTTCCATTTTTCGACGCCGATAATTCTCGGCAAACTTTTTCGCTTCCCGTTACCGGTCGATTTAACGTGGCTGATGGTTTCCGGCCTGGCTGAGTCAGCGCGAATAGTGTGAAGCTCAATGCCGGGAATGCGCTGAATCATGAAATCCGCGATATCGTCATTCTCAAGCCCCACCTTTCCGGCCTCATACTCAATCCAGAGTCGGCTATCATGCACCCAGCACTTTATGCCGGCGGTAGGGTCCTGACTGAACCCCCAGTCGATACCGTAGTAAGGGCCATTCCATCCAGCTTCAGGCTCAAACTCTTCAACGCGGTATTTGCCTGACAGGATTTGTGCTTCGCTGTTTTCGCGATAGGCACCATCCCATATCCAGGCGTAGGCGTTGTCGTCCAGGCGCTTTTGATCGTCTTTGCGCTCAAGCTCAAGCACGTCAGGAAACCACGGGTTGTCGGTATAGTTCATCTCGACCGTAATGCAGTGCTCTGATGCCTCTTTGCGAAACCGCTTATCGGTCGGGCTGCCGTTTTTCTCAGGGTTCCACGTCACCCATATTTCCGAACCATCTTCACGGACGGTGGGGCTAAGCTTCTGCCAGGCGATTTCACTTACCGATTCAGCTTCGTCTACCCAGCACAGCAGGATGCGTGCTTTCGACTTGATGCTGTCGAGGTTATGACGCAAGCCGCAGAAAACGTAGTTCACAGACTTATCGATGGTGCGGATGTATTTCTCGCCGATGTCAAAATTAGCCGCCAGCCACGGAAC